CCAAAAGCGGTTATCTTCTCTCTACTAACCTTCCTGATTTTGTTCCGGCTGCCTGGGAGCTTGCTCCTTGGTCATTTTTGATAGACTATTTTGTTAACGTTGGAGACGTTCTTGATTGCTGGGCTACTGCCCAGGTCTCGAAATTCTCCGCGTTATCGTCTACAGCTCGTAACATTGCAACTACATCGTCGACTGCTACAATCTCTGGCTATACGCCTCAGATTGCTAACTTCTCGACGTGGAGTGAAGTTCAGGGTGGTGCCACCACTATCACAAAAACCGTTTCGAGGACTTTACCTTCAGACATCGCTATTCCTGATTTTCGTCTTACGCAGCATTGGTCAGTGCCTCGTGCACTGAACATAGCTGCTCTGATTACTCTCAGGGGTGCGGATCTGAAGTTTAAGCTTCGAGATTAAATTTAACCTCCTTCGAAAGGGAAATTGTATGAGCACTGCTCTTACGTCACCAGTCACAGGCTCTGCCCAAACTGGTTTTACCTCACCCACTTACACTTTAGTAAGTGACGTCCCACCTGATAGTAACGGTCGTCAGTATGCCGTTACCGCTCTTGGTGGAACTCAGGTTGGTGCTACTGCCAATACTCCGAGTTCTCCGTTCACTGTTACGTTTGTACGCCCTAAAGCGTTCAAACTTCCAGCTGCTCGGAACTCTAATACTGGCTTAGCATCTGCGTTCCCAAGGAATAACTGGAAGGTCATTGTCCGCAAAGGCGCCTATATAGACGTCACGCAAAGCAATCCCCCTCAAGTTATGACCATGACTGCCGATATCTCCCTTCCTGCTGGAGCGGAAAGCAATAGCCCGGCCGAAATTCGTGCCATGTTATCGCTTTTCATTGGAAGTTTATCTTCCATCTCCGCAAGTTTGGGTGACTCGTTAGTCACTGGTGTACTTTAGTACATCAGTTATGGAACACATAGTATGGGCTGCTGTCGTACTGGTGTACTACGTTTACGTGTACATCAGTCCGGCCAGCGTCCCCTAACTAAACCTTTGAGGTAAAACTTTATGGGCTATTGTCCTGATGCTCTTTACCAGCATGTTTTGTCAGATACCGAAAGGTATCGAAACAGGCACCCTGAGTTCTCCTACGCTTCTTCTGGTCAGTTTCGTAGTTATTACGACGCTGCTCTCAGAAGCTTGGAGTCCTCTATTACAAAGAAATATGTGTCTAAAGAGCGGTCTAATTCATGCAGAAAAGGTGCAATTGACCTTTTTCTTGCTATGAACGACCACTGTTCTTCTGTTCATATTAAACAGTCGGAGCTTATCGCTCAGATGAGGTACACGGCCTTCCGAGAGCTTCCCGCTCTTGACTGGTCTAGTATCTTCCACCATGGCCGAAATGGCCCTGGCGCGTCTGTTCTTTCTCGTGGCTGTAATTCTAGCTTTGAGAAATTCTTTGTAAATAAGTGCACTGCAACCTCACCCTCTCTCTATAAAGAGTATAGGGACTATCTTAGAAAGTTTCCCTCATGGCTGAGCGCTGATCTTCGG